GAACCTGCCCCCAATCCGCCTCAACTCCCGCCCAAACAGTTTTGACGCACCCTAGGCCCAAAAACGGCCCGCTAAAACGGCGGAGGATCACCCGCGTCCCTGCCCACTAACCGCCAGCCTTCCAATTCAATCCCCGATGGATTCGGAAGTAATCTAGTGGTCTGGATCGCAACCACTCCGGTGGCATTCCCCAACACAGTCCAATGGCGCATGGAACCATATTCCAACAAAACATCCCCAGGTTGTAGCTTTTTAAACTCATCAGCGGTCATAACTACTCTCCAGGGATGAAAAACCGTTCCCAAAATATCCGGCCTAAAAAAAAATCGAGTGGGGGTAGGGGGTTTCGCTCAATTTCCGTATTGGTCACCAGAATATCTGGTCAATAAAAAATGGACTCCCCCAGGAGGCATTGTGTCAATTTCCGAATAGCTCACCCGTTTGATCTGGCAGTCTGCCCGTCCACAACCAAGCTGGGAACAGATCGACCTGGATCATGCCTTGCCCGGTGAAATCTTCCGCATTCCCCAGCACATTGCTCACATACTGGATATGCCGACAATTATCATCCGCGATGATGAAATGTCGCTTCAGGGCATCAATCGGAGCTTTAAAGAAATTATCTACATCCGAAGTCTCAGGAAAGTCTGCCCCTGGCTTAGTTGTCAATACAACCCCCAGAGGGAAATTGAAAATGGGAGCCTCAACCCATTCGGATAACTGGATGGATGCCCGCCACTTTTTATATTCCGCGCTTGTCACGAACCTGGAACGGCCCCGCGTTGCGACCGGAATCCAAAGCTGGTTCGTTGTTGGGGGCAACGGCAACTGAATCGACCAGAGGCAATACTCCCGTGGAGGGGTCAAATTTAGCGTATAATCGGGTTTCATTACCCAGGTAGCCCTTCCGGCCAATTAGCCTCAAGATCGTCCACTATAACGAATTCTGTGGACTCTGTGATGGTGCTGGGCGGTTGGAAGAAAGTTGCCGCAATATAGCCCGCCGCCGCCTTGGGCGTATAACCGCCGGAAGCGACCAGGATTCGCACCATGCTGGTCAATGAAATCGCCTCGATCAGGTGGTCCCCATTTGGGATTGATCCTATCCGGCAATGCTTGAACATGGGATCAATTAGGTGGATTTTGTTGACCATCGGGCATCACCACATAGAAGACTGTCCAGGACCAGGGGAACCCCAGGGCTACCGCGCCGGAATCCACCAATTCGTTATGCCAATCGAGGCGGATGGAATAGTGATCACTCCCGATCATGCATCAATTCCTCTACCATCTGTATTCTATTGCCGATCCAACGCATTACCGGGACTGCCATCGAATTTCCGATAGCCTTGTATCGCGGCCCATCCGGTGCTGGCTTTCCACGATGGGGAACATCGGTCCACCCGTCTGGAAATCCCTGTAACCTTTCACATTCCAGGGTAGTGAGGCGGCGGACATTTCCTGAAATTGAAATAACTCTTCCCGTGTAAACATCCTGCCCATTCAATCCGCCGCCCATATGCGCCCCATCGGTCAGGGTTCCGCACTTCTCTGGAATATAGGACTGATGAGATCCACAAACTGGGCAGCATTCAATTGGGCCATCCGGCTCCCACATTACTCCGCATGACCTGCACTCAACCTCAACGCCATCAGCAGAACCCTTGGCAGTTCCTTTCCTCTTTTTTCCGCCCGCCTTAAAATCCCCTCGCAAGCTTTCTTGCTCAAAAAGAACCGCTGCGGAATTTCTCCAGCCTCTAAGATATCCGACAACGAAGACCCTTCTTCTCCTTTGTGGGACTCCGAAGTATTGAGCGTCCAGCGTTCTCCAGCACAAGCCATACCCGAGTTTGACCAGCGACCCGATGAAGGAACCAAAATCCCGTCCTCCCCCGCTCGACAGGACTCCGGGGACATTTTCCCAGACAATCCACCTGGGGCGATAGTGTTCAGCAATTGAGGAAAATCCGAGGGCCAGTTGACCACGAATGTCATCAAGTCCTTTTCGGAGTCCTGCTGTACTAAATGACTGACAGGGAGTACCTGCCACGAGAAGGTCAATTGTTTCACGGGGCCAATCCCTCCACTTGGTCATATCCCCCCAGTTGGGGGTATCGGGGAAATGGTGTTTCAGAACGGAACAGGGGAAAGCCTCGATCTCCGAATAGGCTACCGCTTTCCAGCCAAGACCTTTCCAGGCGCAAGAAGCTGCCTCGATCCCAGAGCAGACCGATAGATACCTCATCGATCCCCCGCCACAAACCTGTCGAAATTGGCCCCGGACTGCTCATCCAGGATGGGAGGATCGGCGGGTGCTGGATGATCCGCAATAGCGGCGCGGGCGCGTTCTTTTCGCACCGTCCAAGGTGACAATTTGACCTTGAGGCCATCCACCGCCGCCGCGTAATCATCATCCGAATAAATCCACCGCTTGGGTGCGATTTGGGTTGGCGCGGGGATTCTCCCGTCCTTGATCAGAATCCAGATTCGTTGCCTGGAAAGCCCTGTCAACCGACAAAGGCTGGCGACAGTTTTGAATTCTTCCTGAGCCTGATTTTCAACTGAATCCATCTTCTATTCCTCCTTTTGCGACAGGCTACCCGCAGGGGGTTCTGAGTCCGGGGCGAGGGGGTGAACCCCTCGCCCTCCCGGCAACCGCAGGTCACGCCGCGCAGCGGCCACAACTAGCTCCCCTTGACCTTCATTTTCATCCCATCAACTACCCCGGCAATCTCAATATCCCGCAAGTAGAGTTTGGACCGTAGTTCCATGATTGCGTTGACTGTCGGGTCTTTCCCCTGACTCTCCAGGGAAGAAATGGCGCGGCTGGTATAGTCGCCCAGCACCTCTACCGATATTTTCGACCAATCAACGGTCATGGGAACCCTCCTGGTTTCCCCTGTTCTACGGGTTGACGGTCAACGGTTATCTCGTCAACGGAAATCCCTTATTAAATAGTAATTAAGTATTTAATAGTAATTAATTGAAAAAAGTTAGTAGTAATAACTTTAAAAGAACAACCTGCTAACTGTGGCCGCGCAAGCGCGGCGGTGGCCGCTGCGCGGCGTAGTGCCGGGGGGCGGTGCTGACGCACCCCCCGGCAAAGACAATACCTACCAACTTAATATTTAATTATTACAGCTTACTATTTGATTATTAATAATAAAGGAAATTTTGTGCCAAAACCCATTGCCAGGCCAATTTTGTTCCTAAGTTGCGATTCCTGAACGGTTTATGGCGCGATTTTTATTGTCAACTGTTGTTGGTGAGTCTTAAGTTTTTGAAAGGTGGCTTGTTTTCTAGGGTGAACTATACTGCACAAATAGGCAACATCTTTCCATGTAAGGGTTTATGATCGATTTAAAAAATATTTGCAAGTTTTCGTTCAATGTCCGTTGACATAGTGTCGATGGATGGAATATCATCCAAGTGTCGATAGGGAATAGGAAATAGGAAACAGGAAAGGGATTGAATCGTGATACCATCACTCAAAACCATCGGCCAGGCTTTCGGTGTTGAAAAAGCCCGCGCCATCCGTTCCATCATGGAACAGTTTACTGACCGTCACCCCCTTCGGAATATCCGGCCAGTCCTGACCCTGGAAAAGATTTCGAGCATTATCGGGGGTTGCGGGGTTGAATACATTTCCAGGGGGAATGGCGCGAAATCTCCAGCTATCACCTATGTCAACATGGGCGACACATATGACACAACGGTTATGTGGGTCCGGGGCCGATTCCAGGTTGGTTGCTGGGGGGATATTGTCGAGGGTGGAAATTACGAATAATTCTGACGCAAGTCTCCCGGCCCCCTTCGTTCTAGTGTTGTCAATGGTCTCAATAGGAAAGGAAATTCAAATGATCTGCCCTCATGTTCGCGTCCAAATGCTTTCGGCTATCACCAAGGAAACCAGCAAGAAATCGGTTTACGCCTTGGGCATTTTCCTCCGCGCCATGCGGAAGGTCGAGATTTATTGCGCCTTGGGTGGAACGGTCCAGGATGGCGCGGCCAAGTTTTTCAATGGTCATTTCTTGGCCAAGCTTGAGAAGGCTATAGCTAAGGGTGAGAAGTACGCCGAAAAGGCCAAAATCAAGGCGGAAAAGGCCAGGCCCGAGGTCATGCTCTTTCTCGACCCAACCAATAGCCTTCCCCAGTACCAGGGCAAGGAAATTGATGGTGATTATTCCAGCTGGCTTGTTTGGAATAACATGGATTAATTTTCGCAAGTAATTCCAAGTGGTTCGTTTAACTGGTGGATATGTGATTTTAACAGGAAAGGATCGGACAATGGGGAATACAGATCAGGTTATTCTGGAAACGGTTGAGCGGGCGATTGACCGCGCCAATGATGCCGGTGAGAATTGGGCTGATTTTGTCGATGATGCCCTTTTGGCTATCGGTGAGGAACTGCACGAAGACCAGGATTTCGGGCGTGACCATGAAATTATCGCCCGCCTGGCGGATGGCCGCGAAATTTATTGCGAAACGGATGGTTCTGGCGGATACGGTATTACCAATCTGTATCGCCACTATGATTGCGATATCGATGCTGGCGAAGGTGGCGAATCCACCGTGTTGGCGCGGAATCTGTCCGAGGCAGTCCGCAAGGCCAGGAAATGGGTTGCAGCTGGAGAATGGCGCACCAATGACGCTGTAATCCTATGCGTTTGGGGTTGCGATGGTGAAACCACTATCCGCCTTCTCCCTCAGTCTGGAGTGGTTTGCGATTAACCCTAGGAAAAGGAATAGGAAAGGATCAGGAAATGAACGGATATTTCACGGTTGCGCGGTTCCCATCGAATTGCCCCGAAACGGGCAGGCCCATCAAAAAGGGCGACCGGATTGCCTATTTCCCAGGCCAACGGAAGGCTTTCCACGAAGATTCCAAAACCGCCCAGGAATTGCGGGGCCAGCAGTTTGCCCGATCATGGGGCATGGTGGATGCGAACTGGTAATTTCCCCGCAAGTTTTTCCCCGCCTTCCGTTTGGATGGTAGGGGGGTAGTTCCCCAGGTTTTCCCGATTAGGAAAGGACAGGACGATGCCTCAAGATTTGAAAGACCTTTGGACTTCCAATGCCTTTGGCGACATTTCCGGCTGGGAATCTCTCCCGCCAGAGGAATTGCATCGCGAATGCGAAGAAATGATCGCGGCCTGGGCCGATAACGGGTGGAATGTGGATGACATTTCCCCGGAAGGCATGATTCAATTCCTGAAAAAGGAATGGGCCAAGGAAAAGAAATTCATTTTCGTTCGCTGGTCACCCAATGACCTGGAATTCCCTAACGGCGACCGCTATGACCATGAATCCCTGGTGGAGCGGTTTTTTGAATTCTGCGAAAAGGAATACCCCCAGGCCGAATGTGATGTTGGCGTTTGCAGGTTCCGGGGTGAATCCCTGTACCAGGGGATTGGGATGGAAGTTGCCGAAAAGTTTTTTGGGATTCATGGCGCGGACGAAGATCTTTTCGTCACTCGCGACTAACCTCCGGTTTCAACCCGGAACTTTTCAACCATTTAAATCTTGACAGGGGTAGGGGTATATCATGCGTTTTCCCGTTCAGAAGGTTTGCCTGTTCTATCGCCGGAAATATGGTTATCCGGTGACCTCCGCGATAAATGTGGAGATCGAGCCGGATATCCAACACATTGACAGTTCCTGGTCCCGCCTGGAATGTGATTCCGATGAGATTGATTCCAGCCTCGACCTGAATGAAAATGCCGAAGATATCTGGCAGGTAATCGACGGTTTTTGTGTGGCGCGGGCTATCAAGGGTTACCTGGGCATGGATGATTTCGGTGATGGAATTATCTGGTGGACAAGGGCGAAGCTGGGTGAGCATGACCAGGAATCCCAGGATATTTACTTCGCCACCATTCGCCGCCTGTTTGGTGAGGAAGTTTTGGAAAAGGCGCGGCTGGCTTATTTCCTGGGCGAAAAAAAGTCGCGCAAGTAATTTCTGGTTTCCCGTTTCACTTTTGGACAGTTTTCCCAATTAGGAAGGACAAGGATCATCATGTTGAATCGCGTTGCCTTTAACCTGCCCACATTTGCCATTCAGGATGACCTAATGTGCCAGGAGATTTTCGGCTATTACACCCATGCCGGAATCAAGCTTTCGGTCCACCTTTTCCGGTTCAGCACCGCTTACACCCAGAAATGGATGGTTAATGTTTACAGCGATCATTTTGTTTTTGCAGACAGGCTGGCCCAGATCAATCTGCCTGGGGATACGGAGCTTTACACGGTCCTGCAAAAGGCCAACGATCTGACCGTCGAAACGGCCAAGGTCCGCCAGGAGGTGGCAGCGTGAGTTGCCTCCCTCTAGATAGTTACACCGTCAATTTCCGGTATTGGATCGATGGTGAAATGCGGCAGGTTCAACACGATACCCCGATATTCGGAATAGCCTTGGCCAAGGTCCAGGCTGGTGAGAAGGCTTGCCGGGAGCATGGCTACGATTACCTGGCGGAAATATTCCCTAGGCTGGCCGCTCCGATTGTCACCGGAACCCAAAAAGGCCTAGATCACCTGAAGGGGCTACTGTGACCCCAGAACGGTTTTGGGCGAATTGCCAACGGCGCGGGATTTCCAGGCAGACTGTGGAATAT